ACTTTCAATACACTTGTTCTCCAAGCAACCCACATCACGATCATACAAATCCTCATGTAAATATATTTCCCTCTGAAAATTGAGTACTTTATCATATAGACAAGATACATCTTTAGACTTATCTAACCAAGATAACCCACTATATAACGTTCTTACGTCCAAAGGACAAGCTATACGTTGTAGACCAACATGAAATACAAACTTGCGCTTCAAAAAACTTATCTCTGAGAATGTTTGACTTTCTGTAGTTATTGGTTTTTTATCAGCTGTAGTAAAATCCATTCCTAAACTCTGGAAAAATTTCGCCATTGTTATGGCGTTCAAATTCGGATGATACTTTCTAATTCCGTTGAGCTTATCATCACCATAGACAAAGTCAACGACGTTCTCCCAGAAACCATTCAAAGTAGCTTCAGGTCCTACATTTCGTTTATACCACATTGCTGTGTAAAATTTATTAATTAAACTATTATAAATTGCGGTTAGAAAACTACCAGAAGGTAATGAGTGTGTCGTTATGTACGTATCATCATTAACTCCAATAACAGTTGTTGACAAGTTTTGCAATAAAAAATTAGCCAACTCCTTATCCTCTTCTGTGCAATTTTGCAAATTTTTCAAAATTATCTTATTCACTGCACTTTGAACTTGTGGTAGCATATTGCCATCATAAGATGCAATATCTCCTGCCCAAATGATGTCACACTCTCTCAACCTGAGATAAATCTGTGGCCAATCTCTAAAAGGATTACAACCTATCATTATTTCATTAGACATTCTATCCTTCATCAAATTTGCCACCATCTGACCAAATAGTCTCTTAGTCTCTAACTGCGTAAACAATCTACTAACCCTAAAACTTCTTGGAACCCGATCTTTCTCAGTTCCTCTCAACTCATCTTTTAAAGTACTTGTCCAGACAATATCTTCTATGCAATACGCACCATTAACAATTTTATTCCTAAAATCAGCTAACTCTATAACCCCTCTTTCAGTTAAACACGAATTAGTAAAATCAACATAATCCTGTTTTTCTTTAAGACAATTATATCCATTAGATGATTCTTTATTTAGTGAGGCCAAAGACGAATTACCTGATACAACTTCTTCCATTGTTATTGGATTAAACCTTTCCATCATTGACTCCACTACTGTTGTTGCAAAATTCAACTCTGAAAGATCAACACTACTCACCTTTTTAAAGGATTTCTTCTCAACATCTTTAACTGTATGAGGACCAAATTTGCTTAAATTTGCTGGCTCTCTCGTAGTTGGAAATGTTGCGAATAAAGGAGATGGTTCAAAATGACTATCTTTGGGTGTACTTAAATGTAAATTTTCCTTAAGCTTGATTCCACTAAAACCTGGAATCACTTTCTCACTCATTTCTCCTTTTATATTACCAAATTCATCATCTAGTAAACAATCTTTTATTTGTCTTTTGATTGCGTCACTCCACAAAATAGAGAAACCTCTGTTTTGACCCACATTTCCTGCAACGTGAATACCCAAAATGTTACCTGACGATGTGGTAACTGCACTTCCGCACAAACCTCCACCTTGGAAATTGTAAGCTACTCCTCCTTGTACGTTGCTAGGTAAGGCACTGTGATTTTTAAATTTTATATAATTGTCCACATTCTCCCTCACTTCATAAACAACATTATCATCATGTTTGACTAAAACTTTTTCAAGGTCGACCGATTTAAAAGGGGTTATCATCACTTTTTGGTAATATTCTCCCTTTGCTATCTCATTTTTACACTTAATAAAATTCTTGATACTTTTAAAAGGTGATGGAAAATGCTTACCAAGAGATAATATAACTACATCTCCGTCAAAACTTCTGTACTTAACAGTGTATTCCTTTTGATCAATAATTGCATGTTGTTGCTCTTTATCCTTCCACACTGTCACAAAACCAGTATCCGCTCTACAAGCATGACCAACTGTAACTATACAGTGGCCAGATACTAAGCCACAACCAGTTCCTTGTGAATATTCATCTTCTATATCAATTAAAAACATCTGTTTTTGTAAATAATTCACACCACTGGATGTCTTAGCCTCTGTCAATCCATCTATCATTTGTTTCAAATTCTTCCCCAAATCTTCTGGAAATACCCATTGTAACAATAACTTAGTTAAAAATCCCACACAAACAAGGGATACACTCAGCACAGCTACAACGGTCCATGATAGATCATTATAATAAGACATGAATTCATCAAAAATTTCCTTCTGTATACTAGCCATCACTTCTGAAATCCACGTGGTACAGTCAGCCAGAGTTTGAGCTTCTACAAAAGGCTCTATTTGTAACTCTTTGACTTCTTCTTCACTTAATTCATTAATCTTATCATTTTGATTTTTAAGCTCATTATTAGCCACAATTATTGTCTTTATCCACTTCATGTACGCCACTCGCTCCGTCTTCTTAGTTACAGTAAACGTTGTTTTACGTATTCCATATTTTTCAACTAACAAACACCTCAAATCTTCAGGAAAATCGTCAACAAATTTCATTTCATTAAGACTAAAATGTCTAAATTTTATTTCACCTACAACTTGAGACTCAAATCTCTTACAATTCCAAAAGTCAAAAACTATTGCTCTTCTCCATACAGCATTTATATCATTGATACAATCAGTTTTTGAAATACCATGTAGATTAGTAAATTGATTAGTTGTTACATATATATAAGGTGACGAGAAAAATTTAGTATCTTTCAACTTTTCATTAGCACAATCTAAAGGCAATTTAACCGGTGATACAAAATTGAAGAAAGGTCGCCATTGACTGGGGCCTCCTTGTCCTACATCATCCATAACAAAATGTTCTTGACAATCGTAGGTGTCAAAAAACTCCTTTCCGTCACCCACTGACTTTATGATATGTGAATAAATTGGTTCTTGAAAGGATTTAACAATTGCCATCATAGTAACTGATTTTAAACAACCAGGTGGTCCTTCAAAAACCACCATAGTCGGTTCTATCCTAGTTGCATTTTTAAAACTATCGTAACACTTAACCATATGTTTGAATACATCTATTGTTTTCTTCACTGAAGCTGATCTTTTCTCTAAATCTGCAATCGAGGTACAATCAGTTAAAAAATTCTTCAATTCTTCTAACTCCAACTGAAATTTTTTGTCCCCAAATATCTTCTTATTAAGAGTCCATTTATTGCACAGTGCTGATATTCTGCGAATTAATTTATAATTTCTTCCTATTTTTAATACATCGAAAAGTCTATTGATCCATTTTAAAAATATATCAGGCAACAATAGCTTCTCAAAACACCATTGGAAGAAATTTACGACATCATCAATTACACAAAACAAGTAATCACTTTCATCACACAGTTTAGCCGTTGTGAACAAAGAGATTCTCTTAATTATGTTAACCAAAACATCTGGCATAAAATCACAAGCCATACTTAATAAGATGGCTTCACTAAATTGTTTTTCTACAACAGGTGGAGCCACATCTCTAAATAAAATATTATAAACATCTATTAAAAATAAAGAGAGTTTAAGACCATCAAAATCTTTAAGTAAAATTAATGACTTCAAAAGTAAAGTAACTAAACCTCCGAAGTTGAAACTTGAAAAAGATGTGAACTTCCTTTTGAGATTTCCGACACTTTTGAGACAGTTAATCACAAAAGTTAATCCTTCATAAACATCTTTAAATGATTCAACAAATTGTTTATCACTCCACACCAAACTTTTTACTAATTTTTTGGTTTCACTCACATTACGCTGTCCCACTATAACGCAGGATTGGCCACTCTTTAGCTTGCAATGTGGTCCTTTTATATTATCAAAAGATTTCTTTGATATACTCTTCAACACTCTAGTATTAGAATAATACACAAGATAAGTTTTATTTATACACCCACTTTGTTTGGTGTTAACACATATATCTGCCTGTGTTAGGCTGTGGAAAGAAGAAGATTCCAACTTCATATTTTTTGTTTCTGCATGAATGGCCATATGAGCCTGTATTTAAAATGGTTATTTATCTTTTATAAATGGCACCACCCAAAATTATAAGAAGTTTGCCGGTACTACCGTATAAACTAATCACTCTTGTTTTTGAAACTTAGTGCGAGTGTTTACTAAATCGGATGTAACTCACCTTACAACTGGTATTTAACAATAATATTAAAATAAAATAACTTTTGTTTTTGAAACTTGGTACAAGTTAACACCAAGTCGATTGTATTAAACCATACAATGGGTTTTAATCAGGAATTGTAGAATAATACGATGTTGGAACTGTATTAGTCGGTCCTGCATAATCTGCTGCAGTAACAACAGGATTATTATATATTGTAACTAAACCTGTAACACCTCCAGTATAAGCAACTGTTGGAGTTGTTATTGGATAAGATACACATTGAAAACCAAATCTAGCTTCATCATTTGCTGCTGCATAACCTGTAATATGTACTTGAGGTCTTGCAAAATTACCAGTTGGGTCCGCCAAATTGAATAAATAGGGTTGTCTAATAGCTATAACTACATATCCCAATGAATTGGCATAACCACTAACATCAAATGGAGTTTGATCTATAGTTCCATTACCAACAAACCTACAAGCATTCATATAAGGTACGGTAAACTCTAACATACAATTTGCAGCAAGAACTGTTGCATCATCCGGTCGTTCATCACCATAAGACACTACACTACCACTACCAATTGTTTTCTTCACAGGTAAATCGGTATAGGGGGTATCCCACATAGCCGATGTAGTCAATGTTGGATCATCATTTATAAAACCATTGACTACCAATGGTTTTAAAGCCGTGCCTCCGATATTAGCCGTATTAGGAACCGGTTGTGAACCATAGATGATATTCACACCACTTGAATAATAGGATCCCGGAGGTACAAAAAACACTTTAGCATCATCTACACCACGCAAAATAAACCTAAACTTCAAACCTCCTGTAAATCCTACAAACATACGAGATAAAATTTGCAACGGGGAATAACTGGAAGTTGCAACTGTTCCTGAAATGCCTAAAATATCAGATATTGGTATAAAAACAACAGCTTGGTCCTGAACGTATACCGGAGGGTAATATCTATCAAAACACATACGCCTAGCTATATCGCGCACACTTACTAAGGGTCTAAAATCATTATCCTCAATATTGAACCCATCGTAAGAAGGCTGCAAATTTGCCTCCGAAGAGATATTAGTTGGTATTTTAGCTGTAGATTGTTTTTCCGCTCTTACCATTGGTTCTTCTTCATCTTCTACTACATCCTCGCCAACAGCTAAGGTTAACGGAGTTCTATAAAAAGCATTTGTAGCATATCCATAGAAATTTAAATCATCACCACCTGAAATATACACATTAAATTCAATATCTGATGCCACAGTTCCATTAGAAACCAAAGGTTGTGTTAATAAAATATAGTACACTCCATGTTGTATTGAATTAAGTTTAGGATCTAAAGTACACTCTAACTGGTTTAGGGGACTCAAATATGGTAAATCGATTGTTTGAATCTGTCCTCCTGCTGAAAACTCTAAAGTTTCAACCATCAAATTTTGTAAGTCATCAAAAACTGGATACTTAGTTAACATTTGTGGATCTGGTGAATAATTTCTGGCAACTGCCAATTTACAAAAATGGAAACTTGAACCAGCACACTGAATATGTATTTTCAACGAACCTTTCCAAAACCTAGTTATATGATGCAACATACCCATTGGAACACTAGTAACCGTAGTCTTTGAAATATATTCTTGACTAGGAGTTATGGGTCTAGCCCATAAAACAGCTCCACCTGAGTAATTACTTTTAACCAAAAACTTTCCTATAAAATACTTCTTTCTTACTATGTTAGAAACTAACATTTCATCCACACTAGTATCAAATGTATAATCTTTAGTTACATGATCATACTGCATATACGGATCTAACTTCTCATACGCTGTATGTGCATCAACCACATTACAAAAATTTTTATCCGTTACAATGACTCTATGCTCTATCGACGGTATATTTGGATTATGCAAGCCGGTATATTGTCTAACCATACCTCTTCCCCAATCCAAAAAATCAAAAGCTAACCTTTTAGTTGAACTAAATAAATTATCTATAAATCCTGTTGCGATAGAAGGCAAAGATTTAAATTGTGGGGCTGCTCTATATCCAACATCAGCATGTGGGACATAGAATTCAAGCTCCTTAAAAACCATATGTATACTTACTGTTACCGTTGTAGCTGCATTAGAAGGAGCAGTTAAAGGATTTAAAACCGTTAATATTAAACGTCCAAAATTGCTTCTATTATAACTCACATTAGGCACGGTATTACTAATGTCACAATATTGTAACTTTGTATTACTATACCAAGGAAAATCTAAACAAGCTGATGTAGCATTGTTTGCTGATAAAAACACATGCGGGGGAGCAAGCAAATTATTCACGGAGTTTCTACCATTGATAAAAGGTAGATTATTAGAATTAGGGAGAGCGCTAGCTATTAAAGTTCCAGCATGCATAGATGAACCAGATACTTGCATCACTAAACATATTTTCGCCCTATATAAAGTTGAAGATAAAAAAGGAATCTTCACTAAAGCATTAGTAGAAAAGAAGGGATTTGGAAAATCAGAAGAAAAAACATTAGTATAAGCTAAATCTGTTGTTTTCCAATTCACTACTTTAATTAAAAAGGGTTTATTTAGAATTTTATCATAATTCATTTTCAAAGACTTATCAATAGAAAATAATTCTGGAGATTTATCATAAACTGGACTATTCTCCACAACCTCTCGAGTTCTTAAGTCTGAATAATAACTATTATAAACACTGTCCACACCCTGGACATCTTCATCATCACCTCCACGTCCTATCATATTTTCTGGAGGTGTTTCATTAGTTAACCCACTATTTTTAAGTGGAGTAGGTTCTTCCACTATATTTGTTAAAATTGTTTCATTTTTACTGGTAATTTTTACTAGAATAGCACTACCAACACTATTACTAGTTAGCTTTCTTTCAAGAGAAAGAAACAGTATTTAAACCCGTAATTATAAAGAAGCTAAAACAAAAATAATTACTTTAAGGAAACAATACCATTCTTTTGATATAAAATAAATAAATAAATAAAATAAATAACTAATTCTTAATATAAGGAGACTAAAAATCACCTTAGTACAAGTGTAGCTATATAAATTAATAACCTCGATATGAAATTACTAATTGGAAAAT